TGCGCAGATAGTTCCAGGTCTTGCGGGTGAGCACACCACGAGTCGGCCGGATACCAGTGTCATCCTCAATCTTATCCATCGCAAGACGCAGATCTTCGATGGGATCAGAGGTGTCATAGGCAGACCAGCTGGTGTCCACGGTGTCTTTGTGCTCTTCAGGAATGCCGTAGTCATAGTTGTATGCCTGGCCGTTGGCCGACACAGAAATGGCACCAGTGGTCAGAGCCATCATGCGCATCTGCTCACGACGGGCACGAGCACCTTCCAGGAGGCGGATCTCATCGTCAAAGACACGGCGAGTGACCGCATCAATGTACGCCTGGTTCCTGGTCTCCATGACCATATTGAGCTCTTGACGTAGTTCCTCCTCGATGTACGTGGACTCTTTGAAGAACGGCATCATGGCGCTCAGCTTGTCGAAGCCAATGCGAGGCCGAGGAACAGCACCCACATCGAATGCGCTGGGCTTCAGTACGACAGGCAGTCCCTTGGCACCCTTGATCCAGTCAAGGCGAAGGCCAAGTTTCTTGTCGGCCGGGAACAGCTCCTCACCGAGATACGGAGGTTGGTCCTGAATATGCTCTTCCCAGTAGGAAGTCAGCTCAGGAGCTTTGATCAGATCAAAAATAGACATATTGTGTTTCTCCTTTCTTTGTTTATCAGGGCAATGTTAGTTGTCCTTCAGGAACCAGATCCGGCCAGCCAGAGCGGTCTCCAGTGCAGGACTGATCATGGCCTGGGTGGTGGCGTCAATACGATCAATATTGACAAAGCCCCAGATCAGCAGGGAGCCATTGGCATCACCGTCGGTAACATCAACGTCGTGAAGCAGGATGCCCACAGCGTTGGCCGAACCGTCAACGGGATCGGTGACCTTGGTCACAGAGCCGATGGCGCCAGTGGTGGAAGTTTTGGAGATAGTCGGGCCAGAGGTGTCGGACGCATCCGGCGTCTTCTGAGTGAAGCCCAGCTTGTCAGGGGCACCGGAAACGGCAGCGACATCATAGTCGTCGGTCTTGACCATCTTGAGCAGAGAGGTGACCTGGGCAGCAGCGTTTGCACCCGCAAACTTCTTGGCAGCCACATCCTCAGTGGCAGCACAAGTATAGTCAGTGCCGTCGATGGTGAGCTTCTCATCAGCCGCAAAAGCGGTCGTGATCTGAAGCGTGAATACACCCTTTGTGCCGCCAGTGACACCCTTGGCGAAGGCCGAAGCCCTGTTCTTGAGATCGCCAGTCAGAGGCGTGCCAGCCTTGACCAGCTTGCGTCCGTTTTCGGTGACATAATCGTCATCCGCAACTTTGACGCCCACGGACATTTGGTTCTGCACATTGAAAAGGATCTGTACAGGCGCAGAACCAGTGACTTTCTTGATACCAGTTTGATTCAGCATTTCTTTTCCTCCTTAATGTTTGAAATATGAGCTTTTCGCAGAAGTTTTGTTCATCTTGGCAAGACGTGCGCCTCTGCTCTCACCGTCATTGCCTCCCGTCTTGTTTGCAGGATTCACATGAGATCCTGTTCCCCCAGAAGCCTCAGCCCCAAATGCGTCGGGATAGTCCTTTTTCAGGTCGGCAAAAGCCTGATCAGCGGTCTGACCTTTGGCAATTTTGGCCTGAGCCAGAATGATCATATCATCCAACCGTTTAGGATTGACTCCTGCTGTCAGTGCAGAAACCTTCATTTCGGCCAGTTCGGCACGAGCCGTTGCTGCTTTGGCATCACCCTCAGCTTTCTTCTTGGCTTCTTTGTCAAGCTGCTGCTCGGATTTGCCTGCGTCCAGTGTCTTCTTGATGCTGGCCAGCGTATCAGTGAAAGACTGATCATCTTTCACCTCAAAACCCAGCTCTTTCAGAAGAGCTTGTCGGGCTGTCCGCTTTTCATTGGCCATCATGGAGTTGATCTGGGCTTGAGTGTAGCTTTTGCCGGTGTCTTGGTCTTGCTGTTGGTTCTGCTGGTCATTTTGACCTTGGTTTTGGGCTCCTTCGCCCTGGTTCTGTTGCTGCTGGTTGTTGTTTTCGGGATCCATTGTGACTCCTCCTTGTACAAATCCATGTTACTTTTCACCCATGGTAGTGAAGATCCAGTTGTTGTTTACCGTCGGCATTCTGGTAAAACGACTT